TGGCTTGGCTCCTCATAGTGGTCTTACCAAGTCTTATGACAGGAAGAATAAACGATCTGTTTGGACAGTAACCAATAAACCATATAAGGGAGCACACTTTGCAGTGTTTCCACCTGACCTCATTGAACCATGCATATTAGCAGGTAGTGAGGAGAATGATATAGTTCTCGATCCATTCATGGGATCAGGAACTACAGCAATGCTTGCTAAGAAACACAATCGTAAGTATATCGGATGTGAATTGAACGAGGACTATGCCAGTCTACAAAGTGACCGAATAGATAGCATACCTAGTCAATTACCTGCTATACTATGGAAGTAATCATCACACCAGACCACATTACTATGGCAAAGAAGTATGAATCACCATTCTCACCTAACGAGATCAAGTATTTTATGAGTTTGATGCAGAATGACACAAAGGCAACAGGCAAAGGTGCTACCTATGCTAAACTAGAGATATTATTAAATGAACGCTAAAGAATTAACAGGAGCAGAGAAACTCATCTTCATCTTCTCATTCATTAACTTTCTACACTGGGGAACCCAACTATGTCTTGTTATGTTACGTTTGGCGGGTATCGCAATCGCAAGCGGATCACTCGCAATGCAATCGAGTGGTTCATTCAACATCGTAAACTCAATCGCTTCAACACGTTTATCCATGTAATTGATAAGCGGTTGTGGCCTGAGGATGATGGTGCATGTATCTCTATAGGTACACAATCCAAACCTAGATACTTTGAGATCGAGATGGAAAATCGTCTTGATAACAAAGAACAGTACCTTACCACACTATTTCATGAGTTGGTACACTTCGAGCAACGTGTTCGTGGTACTCATCAAGTGAGATATGACACAAGATTATGTCGTGGTGTCAATAAGTGGAAGGGACAGGTTGTACCACCAGAGACTGCCTACATGGATGAACCATGGGAGGTAGAAGCATATGGTATGGAGAACCAACTCTATACTGCATACAGAGAATATGAAGCAAAACTTAAAGATTGAGACGTTTTACGTCAAACCACCAGTAAATACCAATGAGATACTAGAACAACTCGATTGGTATCGTCGTGAGGATGCACCTGTAAAGGCAGATCTGACCGATTGGAATGTATCTGAGTATTTCCCTGATCTATGCAGACAATTAAATGTCCTCTACCCGAACCACAAAATTGAAGATCTTTGGGTTGCGTCTTATGGACGTGGCGACTATGCAGAAACTCATAACCATATTGATTTTGATTGGTCTTTTGTTTGGTATCTGGATGCCTGTACTTCTTGCAATCCTATCAGTTTCCCAGACATAAAACATATATGGTTGCCTGATGAGAGAATATATCCTCAAGTAGGCAACTTACATGTGTTTGATGCTGAGTTGATGCACTACGTATGCCCACATACATGTCATCATCATGATAGAGTAGTAGTGTCAGGTAACCTTATACATAACGAGGGTAAATCAAACGACTATGGATCCTGACATACAAAAGTATTTCGATTTTAAATATGTGGAGGGAGAACTGCACATATTCATCAAGAGAGAGTTCGTCAAGGAACTAGGATGGACAGACAAGGACATAGAACTATCGTTCGGTAACATCAAGAGAATGAATAGTTTTAAAGGTGCTAGTCTTACTATATCCAAAATTGAAAACCCACATTATGAACACCCATGGCACTTACACCAGAAGAACGAGAGTTACGAGCAATAGCAAGATTTTATAAGGACACCAAGTACGGCTTTGCCACTGAGGACGGTTATTACGCAATACCCTCAGGTGGTAAGAAGTTGGCTTTAGTGCATAATGGTGCTATAATACAGTTCTGCAGAAACGAACAATCTGCACGTAACCTAGTCGATAGACTACGAAAAAAGAGGAGCAAATGATTACAAGTGACTTATTGCTCAAGATATACATCCGAGCAAAGAAGAAAAAGGAAGAGTACAAGCCTACTCGGAAACATTATAATGTACATTTATACGGATGAAACCAATTATTAAGTATCAAGGTGGTAAGACAAGAGAACTACCAACAATACGTGGACTACTACCAGACAAATATGACACTGTACTCGAACCATTCGCAGGTGGAGCAGCAGTGTCTTTTGATTTAGGTCATCGTAGTATACTCAATGACTTCAATCCTGCACTGATCAACATGTATCGTGCAGTAAAGAACCCATTGATGTTTCAAGAAGTATTTTCACATGTATGCTACCTCAAGACACTAGAGCATGATGAACTAGAAAAGCATTACTATCAGAGCAGAGACTACATCAACAGTGGACAGACAGACCCACATGACTGGGCAGTGTCATATATCACAGTGAAACAGTTAGCGTTCAGTGGTATGGAGAGATATAATAGTAAAGGACAGTTCAATGTACCATTCGGACACTATAAGAAGTTCGCATGTAACCTACACTGGAACCACATGAAGTTCTTAGGAGGATGTGATATACATTGTGGTGACTTCGAGAGTATATTTGATCTAGCAACAGAGAATGACTTTATATTCATTGATCCACCATACATTGATCGTCTAGGATATACTGATGGTGATGGAGGTGATGATTTACATCACCGTCTCGTACAGTGTATGCATAACACTAAGGCCATGTGGATGTTTGTACATAGTGACAACGACTACTATAAGAAAGAACTAGCACAATATAATATAATACTCAAACCATTCGGTTATGGACAACGTTTTGGTAAAGGTAAGAACCACTCCAAGGCTTCAGTTAAGCACATGTATGTCACCAACTATAAGAATAGTATGACAGATCATTTAGTGGCAGTACCTGGTTTACAAAGTCTACTAGAAGCAGTATAATAAGGATACGTACACAAGAGTTATGCTCGTCAGACAATTAATTCAACATCTAGAGAATTTTGATCCTGAGGAGGAGATATGTATTGTGGACTATGACAAGAACGAAGATTTCGCAATAGTTGAAATATGTAGAGAAAAAGGTTATAATATTATTAGAGTACGTTCCATTCCTACTTACAATTTTGACAATGTTATCATCCACTGATTACCTAGAAGCAAAACTACTCCCACTCATCGAAAGTATACAACCCAAGACTACTGAGAGTTTTATACTTGAAGCATGTGGCCTTGAGGACAGACCATCAACACAGAGTATATCCATTACTGTTGGTGCAAGACTAGAGAAGTTCTGGAACACAGTGTTCTCCGACATGGACAACACAACAAATATGATAGAGGACAGTGATCGTGTAGATGTCAATGGTAGGACAAGACAGATAGATCACTTCTTCACTATACCTGATCTAATGTATGCATCACATATGTACCTAGAGAGTAAGTGCAATGTGAACTTTGATACTGAGAAGGTCAGAGCATCTAACCAGAAGATACATGACATTGCTACTGCACTAGAGGAAAAGCATGACATCATCAACGTGCAGAGTGGTTACTTCGTACCAGTAAAGAGAGAGATACCAATCGAGATATCACGTGAGTATACAAATCTAGGCATCTCCATCTTCGGTGTGTCTGACCTATACAGATGGTTCAATGATGAGATACCATTCACAATTGATGAGTACTTCACATTCTGGAAGGAGAGACTAGCACCAGTAATCAATAATTTAATGAACGGTGTGCCAGCTACACAAGTGACACGTAGTGGTAGACAAAGAGACTTGGATGCACTATAATAATAGAGGGAAAACAAATGCTACGGTATTTTGTTTTCCGCACCCTATTACAGGAGATTATTATCGCAAACACACTTTACTATGACATGGTATGGACAGAGTACCAGTATGAAAAGGAACTCACTACCAGTGAAATGCAAGAGAAGGTTCATGTAGATGAAATGCTCAAGCGTGTTGCACACCTAGAGTGGCAAGACGAGCAACGTAGTAAATGGATGTCAGGCGAAGAACCACAGTACATAGTCCCAGAAGACTGCCCATTCTAATAGTATAGACCGCAATGTCTATAAACTATCACTAGGTTCATGAAACTCAACCCAAACAATCATTCACATCAAATGGAAACTGTCTCCACTGTATCTAAGAGGATCAATGGCATTAAACGTGCACTCAAACAATCAGATTTAGATCCATTCTTATATAAGGAGGAGGAGATCATCTATTTGAAACGATCATTACGTGAGTCATATGCTCTACGTAAGGAGTTAAATAGTGGAAATGGTTTTGGTTGATCAATGGCAAAGTATCCATTTCAAGTGGGTGACCTAGTAACGTATACATGTAGTGCAACAGGTATTGTTACACCTGATGCCTTTGTAACGTTTGTTTGTAGTGATTATATAAGCGTATGTACACATGAGTGGCCTGATGAAGATACACTTCACGGTTACAAACAAGTCAACGTTGTAGTAAGTCGATCTTACTGGAACACTATTTCAAAATCAAATGCCCAAAACATCAAAAAGAGTGCAGTTCACGGTTCTCAATCAGGACATCAACGTGCTGCTTAACCAGAAGAGAAGAGGAGTATATTGGTCATTTAAAGACGTACCACAAACGTACGGTCCATTTAAGAATGAAGGTCAGGCAATCAATGATGCCAAACTTTATTCACAATATGGCACAACAAACAAAACATTACTATCAAGGAGGAGTAAGTGATGCCAGCAGTTCCATTCTATGATTTCCCACAATCACCAATATTGATAATTGGGTTCTTTGGGATACTCACAGCACTATTAGTATTATACGTTGCCAATCGTAAATACTTCAGTTCACCATTCAATGAGGATAACCAAAGATGACTAAGACAGAAGTAATCCTAGAACGCTATCCATACAGATTTGTACAGAAAGGTCTATTAGAGGAGAACGGTGCTCCAGACTTTCGTATACAGAAGTGGAATGACCTGCAGAAGAGATACTATGACATGTACTATCTTGACAGTGCTGCACAACTCGACTGCTGCATTGAAGATCCAGAGTATGTCAAGTGGTTAGATCCAGATCCTGAGGTTGCAGCCTATCCACGTAAAGGTGACACAGTGGTATCGCCTTATGTCTGATAGAATACTAGAACGTAGACAACGTTGCTATAAACAACTGATACAGACAGACCTGCCTATGGAGTTCGTATACTCATACTGTACTGAGTGGGCAGAAGGTGACGAGGAAGAACTCAATGTACCCAAGAACCCCAAGGTAGTCAATCGTGTTCCTAAACGTTGATCAAGTCAACAACAATAAACTCATAGGATTAGAGAAAGTGTATCCTGTTCTTAAGGAAGAGTGGGATGCACATTCTAATGAGATTGAGTGGCGAGATTTTACTGACTATCAACAACGTACGATAGCACATAGTCATCAAGGACATGAGATAGATGCTAATGAGTTTAACAGTGCACCTATAGTACAGCCTAATCAGAAATGTAAGTGGAGTATAGCACCACTATTCTATAATAACATACCATATACAAGGAATACAACCCTATTACCTAAGATAAGGAAGACTATGTTATGGTTAGGAGAGACTATGTACGTTGGTATGGTCAAATTAGCACCTGATGCACGTCTTGGATGGCATTATGACCCTGATCCGAACCCAAATACTCAGAGGATCAGATGTCAGTTGCCATTTAACGAGACAATCTCTACGTTATCTGTACGGAGTGAGTTTAGACCCTATGCGGAGGGTAAGCTCATGATTTTCACGTCTTCCGCACACCATTGTGTACAAAATATGGGGTCAAATGATAGAATTTCCCTCATTTTTGACCTATTCCGTAAGGGACGTGGTATTCTATAGAGAATGAGACTAGATTTAGTACAGATTTACTAAATGTTGTTTTAAATATATTTGAGCGGCTTGGAGAGTTCGTCTTAGCCGACAGTGCACGAGATGTCAAGCCCAAATGTGACAGTTCTCAAAGTGTCTCCGAGATTGGCAAAAAGCACTCAGATCTGCTATAATTAGTATAACAACACAGAAAAAACGTGGCCGCAAAAAAACACACATATGAGATAGGAAATCTCAGTTCTGCCATAGATAAGGTAATCGTGCAAGGTTCCAAGGTTTTCATTAATTTTTCAGGAAATGAAAAAAGCTATGAGTATAAGTGGAAACCTGCAAGCTCGAAACTTCTTGCAGTTCTCGACGGTTTTGTCAAAGATGATAAAAGTGTCAGTCTTGGCAAGTTTTATAATAACTCACTAAAAAGTGGGGACTTGGTACAAATCACAGAAGTGTAACAAAATGTCTAAACCAGGCAAAAAAGGCAAATTCAGCCAAAAAAAGAGAAACCTAACAGAAATGGAGGAATTAAGAGAAAGTGGTATGTTAGACCACCTATCTAATCGTACCAAACAACAGGTACTAAAGGAGGATGAGTATGACACTTGATACACTGGCACAGACGTATAAGGATGGTAAGTGTGATTGGAAGCAATCACTCGACCTGGTGCAGGGATTATTAGACACAGAAAAAATCGACCAGTATCCCGAGCTACGGAAACTGGCCGACTACTATGTGGCAGAGGGACTATGTTATTACGTCCCTAACCAATGATTGTCAATTCGTCAGGTCTGAATGCTTTGCGATCGAACCTGTCTTCATTTGTGGTTATGCATACCACAGAGTTGATCTCAGGGAACATAGAGAGAACCCACCACTCTAGTCCCTCTTCATCTCTTACTTTGTCTGAAACGCTCAGCTGTGTCATGTGATAGATCTCCTTTGTTCTCTAATGTACAGTTCTTTGTCAATCATGTCTGACATCTCAGGTGCAATGTCTTCTTTAAGACATGACCTGAGATAATTACTAGACGCACGACGGATATCGTCATACGTCAGGTCTTCAAGTTGATAATTCAATGGTCGCACCTCTTGTCTTGATAGGCATCTTCATTCCAATGTTCGCCATCGTCAAGGACACCTAAGTTAACAGCGATTGCATCATAGTATGCCATCGCACTACGGGACATACGATTGCACGTATAGTCCCAACCTAACTCTGCGAAATCATCGTAGAGTTTTTTAACGTTGATCTTTTTCATACCGCCACCTCTTCGTTAAGGTAAGCGAAAGGGTCAAATCCACCATCATAGATCTGGTTCATGATGTCACGGACACGCTCTCTGTCGAGACTATCTCCGTCCCCCCATGAGTATACGTCGCTGTCGTAATGTGCGATCGCGTCTAGGTAGATGCAAGTAGCGTATGCAATTTGCTCTCTAGATCTGCCTTGGTCATATAGACCGCCATAACCATAGAATGACTTGCAGTACTCGATGAAATCGTTAAATGATGAGTTCATTACTTGACCCCCACCATTTTTTCGATGTCTGACATGAAATCGTCAAACTTCCATTGTGCTGATTGGTTCAGCATCTGTTGACCATACATCGGTAGATCTCCAGTATCTGTCGCTTCAGCGACTACCTCGTCATAACACGCTTGATAGATACCCTCGCGTGTTACGGGGTAATTTGTGATGTCTACGTAAAGGAATTGCATAAATCAATTTCGTTGGTACTCTTTTATTATAAAGGAAAATATGCCCATATAGGAAATACATGGGCATATTGAAACAATTGTTTACATTAGTCTGTCTCTGCAGTAAACGTCTTAAGCGGTTGTTTAATGTCGCATTTCATATAGTCTTTAACCTCTTCTACCACTTCATCAAAACTATCATCCCAATAGTTTCGGGCTTCCTCTAGGAATTCATGTTCCCCTAGTTTGTCAAAGTAATTGAATAAGTCATTTGCGACATACTCTGCAAGGTCTTTAGTGGACATATTATCCACCATCCTTTCTGTTAGAAACTCTTTGAGTTCTAGTAGTAATTCACGATCCATACTGTCTCCATTGAATTTCGGTTAACTTGTCGAGGATGTTTTGATATTCCTCGTTGTACTGTCTCTCTAACCTAGCATCAACTAGGTTTATGAGAGTTTGTAATTCACCTTGAGATAATGGCATTATAGATAACCCGCTACTTCACAACCTGGTTCGTCATAAAACCAACTCATGCTGAGATCGTCGAACTGTTCCGAGATTGCATAATGTACCCCTTCAGGCGGTGACCACGCAGTATTGAAATTCACCTCGAATCCGTGTGGCATGTCTGAGTCGTCAATGCTTAGGTCGTAGCAATCCCACTTAGTTCCCCAGTTTTGAACTCGCCAGTTATACCACCGATCGTCCATAACGTCAGTAGATTGGAAACGCAATCCAGACCTAAAAGGGCATTCTTTATCCACAATCATTTTAGGACATTCGCCCACTTCACCTCTGGGCTTTGAGAATGAATACTCTTTAACGTCATTCTCATGTAGTGGTATTTCTTCCCAGTTTGGTTCTGGTATGAAATTTCCAAACACTGTTTTAGTCGTCTCAGTGTTGTCATCATTCTCGATCCCTTGCATAAAGACTCTATGCAGTTTTAGGATCGCTGTTGTATCGTCACTATAGAATGTGACTCGGTTGTAGCAATGATTGGGCATAATTAAAGTTGGTAAAGGATCAATTATTCGTATGCACCAGACTCAAACTGTTCGTTTGCTTTGGTGCATGCAATCTCATAAACGAGTTGCTCTTCATCAGTCGTCAAGTCTTTGAAATTCTCTGTGACGATCTGGTCATAGATGGAGTCAGCGAGTTCCTCCATAAAGTTTTCATTTCCCATAAGGTGCATAATCGAAAGGACTAGGTTCGCATATTTTATCAACGAGTGAGTCGAAGTCTGACTCGTTGATGTCGTCGGGTAAACCCATATCGACGAAGTACCTCGCCATTGAAACAAGGACTGCTTCTTCTGGTTCGGTCATTGTGATTGTTCTCAACCACTGAGTGTCTTGTTTGTTGCTCATGACTCTATTATACTCCCTCAGGGTGACAAAGGTTAGTAATGTAATCATTTGTAACAGTCTTGACGTATGAGTCAGCGTGCTTCAAATACTGATTGATGTGCTTGCTAGTTGTTCTAGAATAGTAGGTATCAGTTTTGAAATAACCATCAAGGATAGTGTGACCTGCAACAGGTGTTTCATATGAAAAGAAAATAGATGTACCATTGTTGAAGGTGACCTCTGTTTGATTAGAACCGAATTGACGTAGGATCATTGAAATGAATCTCTTATGTGTACTCTATTATAATAAACGATTGAGTCAAAGATTCAACCACTTAGTAGACACAAATATTAGTGGCACAGAGCCCCTAGTATGTTGCTCGCTATGCATTACAATAGAATCACATACGAAGATTACTGCTTTATGCAAACTCACAGCATCACCCTAGGTAGAAACATTCCTAACAGTGGCAAAGTTACTAAGCAAATGTGGAATACATTTTTAAAAGATGAGGTCCTTAACTTGCTAGAGTATGCGACTATCACCGAGGGGATCGGAATATACAAAGGCGAAATTGAACAATGCATGACGGTAAGCGTAACGACTGAAGACACAGCGGTGATATCTGCACTGCATGCAGTCGGCAAACGTTACAAGAAAGCATTTAATCAAGAATGCTATTTGTATTCTAGCACGGTAGTTGCTGAATTAGCAATCACATGAAAGAAAAGGGACTAAACCCGATCGACTGGATCCTACTGATCTTCATCCTATTATTCAATCCTTAATTATTACACTTTTGTAACAATGTGCAGACCTCAACCCTATCACGTGTATAATAAAGGTATACAGCAAACTAACTCTATGTTCAACTCCGATCTAACACCAATGTATGAAGGCAAAGTTCTAATGAACAAAACCGCAATGCAAGATCCCGTGGTTAAGGCAACACTTGACGCGATGGCAAAGAGAAACTTTGAACCCCAAAGACTAAATGCTTACGGGGTCTGGTACATATCAGATAGGCACTAGGTGCCTTGGGCGTACATCTCACCAGCGGAAGCATTACCGCGTTAAAAGGTCAATTGTTGTAAGTCCCATAACGGCCGAGTCGGGCACGGGTGAGCGACCCCAGTGGAAGATGCTCTTTAAATCGAACCTCCGACTCAACCACTTGAGAAACCGTCCCTTTTAGTTGGTAGGGGGACGGTTTTTCCTTTATAATAATACTAACGACTAAAGCATTAATGACTTTTCAACAATCACTCAACCTCACCGATCTCCCAAAGAAGACCTATAACGGGTGGGCAGACTGGACTACATGGAACTGTGCCCTCTGGATAGGTGGGGACGAAGGACTCTACAATATAGCGAAAGGTTGCGAGGACTGGTTCGACTTTATCCTAGAGATGCAATACTTTGGCATGGATAAGACCCCCGATGGTGCAAAGTGGACTGAAGCAGACTATGATGAAATGTGCGAGTGCTTAGATGAATTGTAAACGAATGTTTCAATCCCTCGTCAACTACATAGACGGGGGTATTATACATGCTATAATAAGTACATACCACACAGGAGCACACATGACTACTTGGGCAGTTCAACCTACAGACTACGGAAACGAAGTCAAGATCTGGGCAGACGTATTTGACGGATCTATGTTTGCAGACGCAAAGCGTCACGCAGAGAGACAGGCAGAATTGCTAGAACGTCCAATCACAATTTGGAAAGTCGGTAGCATCTCTGAGTTTAAGTGGATGGAGGTTGCATAATGATTGACATAATGCATCACCCATTAGACGCAAGCACATATGACTTGCTAGTGAATGATAAGTTCATTCGCGAACACTTCACAGTCATAACACTGGACGACCTCGATGAAGAGGATAACCAAGACGACCAGTAAGGCACTATCCCCCCCTAGTGGGGGTTTTTCCCCTAGCCCGCTAAGCTTAACATCCATACGCTTTCTAAGCTATAAAGTCTTGCATGAGCGAGCGTGATATTAAAAATATAATTTTTCCAAAAATTTCCCCTAGGTATTTTTATGAAAACCTTCGATGTAGAAACCACAGTAACCTATACACAGTGGATCAGAGTATCAGCAGAGGATGAATATGCTGCCCAGAAACGTGTCAACGACATGGCTTGGGACATCACTGCAATACAGTATCAGACAATGACGAAAGCAGAAGCGACGGGCACCGTGAGAGACGTTCCAGAATAGCTGAGTATTATTACGCTTGCAATTGTTCTGAAATGCTGATATAATATATAATAGATACCACCCACTTCCCACGATGCAGTACGTCCTATACAACGAACACTTTGACCAAGTAGGTACTTACAATAGTATCTACGAACTTCGTAAGTTTCTCTGTGATCGTAAGTATGAGATAGACTGTGATAAGGATATAGGAGATACGTTTGACTACATCAAGCATATCAAATGGACATTCGATATCAAGCAAAACTAGGAGGATACATGTCAGGCGACTACCATACATCCATACACTGTGACATCAGAGAACTTGAAGAAAGACTGTCGGCACTAGAGAGCAAAGTGGCACAGTCCAATCTCTTAATGAGACGACCAGGCTCAGAGGACTACGAGAAGTTAGTAGATGTCGTATGTGACCACGATGAGAAGCTTAGAGAATTGGATACGAACTGGTAGAGATTAAAAAATTCGCGTTTAAACAAAAAACCGCGTAAAATCGCGTCGTTGTCTCTAAATAATTTCATAGGAAGTACAAACCATGCTAGGACTGGAATCACTGGAAGGAGAATTCGTTATACGAGATAACGATGAAATTATAAGGCATACGAAAGCCAGAGACTTACCTGCGTCTTTCGACCACCTTATTAAATTCGCTCCTACCCCTCCAGAACCACCCCATGATGTAAATGATCATGTGGAGATGAGTAAGTATGCAGAGTACTTGCAGGAGTTAATGACAAGAGAACGCAAATGACCAAATACAAATTTGAATATGACTCATGGTTTAGAGATGATATACCAAAGGCACAATACGGAAGTCTTCAATGTTGGATAGAGAATGAGAAGACGCAACCATGGTCAAACGCATATGATATGACCATTCATAGTATAATGTATGAGATAGCGTTAAAGAACGGATTAATAAAAGAAACACATGGCAGTCACCATAACACCTGATGGAACAACAACGTTCCTTACGGATATAACTAGACCTAACTTTGCAATGAACCAGACAGTGAGTGCTTCTTGTTCAGTTGCTTCACCTAATGTATGTAATGTAACTAACGTGACTGCAGCAGTACAGGCACCTGCTAATGAGCCTGATCTAGTCATCACTGATGGCACAACCTCTGTCAACATAGGAGGGACGTTACAAGATCCTTTTGTTGATAGGTTTACATATGTAGAACAAGGGGAGACTGACCTGACTATGACCCCTATAACAGTCGAGAGAGTAGTTAATATGCCAGCAGATAAAATCTACTATGATCTGGATCAGGATAATAATGCATACGTAAGTAGGTTCTTTGATATTACTGTACAATGGGAGAGTGGTCCTACAGGTAACCTAGTAGCACAGACACCTGCAACCTTCGTACTCGAATTGAAGATATATAATGAGTGGGAAGGTATACGTGCCTTCGTTTCAAATTACTATACTTAAAATGCCAGCAGTTACACGAGTAGGAGACGCAGACGTTGCCCATTGTTCTGGAATGTCCAGAGCACAGGGTAGTGGTAACGTCTTCGCTAATGGTAGACCTATCTCTCGTCAAGGAGATAAGAACACCACACACTTAAAACCAGGTAATCCATGTCCACCACACTCTGCTTCCATATCAAGTGGTAGTTCTACGGTCTTTGTAAATGGCAAAGGTTGTGGTAGAGTAGGAGATGGACTTGGTGGCTGCACATCAGTAGCAGCTGGTTCATCAAACGTATTCGCAGGTTAAATTATGGCAACTAGATATTCAATGGGTCAACCTACAATTGTGGCTACTCCAAAGAAAACAAGACAGGGTAAAGGACAACATTCAAAGTACTCTGCTACATCACGTAACAAAGCAAGAAAGAGGTATCGTGGCCAAGGCAAATAGAATTGTAGATGGTAAGAGAAATGCTAATGTACCCGTAGATATGAGTGATCATTTCTACGACCATGGCAATGAATATTGTAGATATCTTATTACAGATCCACGCTGTGATGCGTCTCGTAGAAAAAAGTCACAGAAAGAAGTATAAATATAAACTAGGTTATATTTTTAGCTAATGGCTATTGTCTCGAAGTCGTTTCGTGACTTCTCATTGACATTTGAAAAGAACGCAGTGACAAATGACATTTTGACACTGCAGAATGAAGCAGCCATAAAAGCTTCAGTTAAAAATATTATATTGTATAACTTCTACGAGAAACCTTTTGATCCAGCATTCGGTGGAAATATTATTGGAATGTTATTCGAGAACTATATTCCCGAACTAGCAACGGAACTCAAGAGTAGAGTGAAAGATGTAATTGATGTTTATGAGCCTAGAGTAGGTGTATACGAAGTAAAAACTAAATTTACTGAAGATAGAAATCAATTAGACGTGAGTATAGCATACGTGATATTAGGTATACCTCCTAAATTTGATAATATCGACATAGCATTTAAACCATAATGGCTTTTAATCAGGTAAATGCACTTGAATTTAACGAAATCAAGGCACAAATAAAGGATTATTTAAGATCTCAGTCACAATTTACAGATTATGACTTTGAAGGATCGTCTTTGACGGTACTTTTGGACGTTTTAGCTTATAATACATACTATTCTGCAGTAAATGCCAACCTAACAGTCAATGAAGGGTTCCTAGAGACGGCAGTTTTACGAGAAAACGTGGTAAAACTTGCTAGAATGATTGGTTATACTCCAAAATCAGCAAGATCAGCACAATGTACTGTTGATATTTCAGTTCAAACCATATTTCCATACCCTGCAACTGTTACTTTAGCAAGAGGGCTAGTATTAAACTTCACGGGATTAGATAATAACAACTTTGTTTTCTCACTTCCTATTGATACTACTGTATCTGTAGATAGTACAAGTGGTATTGCAACATTTACTGGATTGACTTTGTTTGAAGGTCTCTACATGACAGATACTTTTGTAAGAGATATTAACCAAAGGCAGCGTTTTATATTAACAAACAATAATGCAGATACTTCTTCAATGCGTGTTGAGGTCACTTCTGGAACTGTCACAGAACGTTATCTACAAGCAACAGATATTACAAAGATAGATTCTACATCAAAAGTATTTTTCTTAGAAGAATCTGAGTATGAAATTCCAGAAATTCTATTTGGAGATGGAATTGTAGGTAAAGATTTGGCAAATGGAGACGTTGTTTCAGTTCAATATACAACTTCTTCTGGAATTGGAGCAAATGGCCTAAAAGTTTTTGAGAATATTGGTAATTTTAGAGACAATGCAGGTAATTCTATCACTTCTGGTATCACAGTTACCATAACATCGTTCCCAGATGGAGGTGCAGCCGCAGAAAGTACGGAATCTATCAAATTTGGAGCTCCAAAATTCTATTCTGCGTTCGGAAGAGCAGTTTCTACACGGGATTACGAAGCAATCGTACCCCAAATCTACCCAAACGTCGCATCTATTGCATGTTACGGTGGAGAAGAAGCGGATCCACCCGAATATGGCAAAGTTTTCTTGGCAATCAAACCAAAAAATGCGGATAAATTATCTCTTTCTGAAAAAAATGTGATTTTGAAGAAACTTAGAGAGTATTCTGTAGCTGCAGTTCAACCTTCTATCATTGATCCGTCAATTCTTTACATAGATTTGACGAGTTTTGTGTATTTTAACCCTAATGTTACTCGTAATCAACCACCTGAAGTTAAAAATGCAGTTCTTGCAGCACTAACAGCGTTAAATGCTAGCTCAGAATTCAATAAATTTGGTGGAAAGTTCAAATTTTCAAAGCTTCAGAGTATAATTGATGGTTCAGAGAACTCAATTACTTCAAATATCACTCGTCTCAAGATGAGAAAGAACGTTACCGTGTCACTTGGTGCACGTGTGAACTATAAGATATGCTATGGTAACCGCATAAAGCAAGGAACGGCCACAAGCTCTTGTGTTTATACAAGCGGATTTAAGATTGTTGGAGATGATTTTAACACTTACTATCTCAATGATGATGGTAATGGACTGTTGAGAAAGTATTATGTGAAGGGTGATGGAAGTTTTGAGTACATAGATGGTCTATGGGGAACTGTAGATTACACAATGGGTGAAATTGTGGTGAATGATTTAACTATTCAAGCAACTTCTATTGCAAATAATCAGTTACAGATCTCTGCAACTCCAGAATCAAACGATTTGATTTCTTTACGAGAAACCTATTTGACAATAGGTATAGATAATACGGTGATTAGTGTATTAGAAGACACTATCAGTAGTGGTTCAAACTTATCTGGTACAGGAGTCGTACCAGAGTCCAGTTATAAGTAAATAACAGATGACAAATTCTTCATGGAAGGTTAGCTCGTGGACTACCCCCACCACAACGGTTACTGTACCTCCAGTACCGTCTGAGGTTAGTCCTGAATCTAGGTCGAAAATTTCGACCAATGTTTCTGGGCAGTTTGCAAGTTTTATCCAAGAGAACTTTCCAACGTTTATAGATTTTGTAAAGGAGTATTATAAGTCACAAGAATTAAAGGGATATTGTTTTGATATTATTCAAAACTGGGGAGATTATTATAATATTGATAATTATGGTGGCCTTGTAGAGGAAACTAATCTAATTGGTGCTATTGATGCAACAACTACATCAGTTTCTGTAGCAAGTACACGTGATTTTCCGAATGAAGGTATAATTTGCATTGGAAATGAGATAATTTATTACCAAAGTAAGAAATCTACTCTATTTGAGAACTGCACAAGAGGATTTAACGCTGTAAAGACCATTGGACAGGTCGGAAAGTACAATTTTGAGGAAACTGTAGCTGCAAGTCATGAAATTGGCGACAAAGTTGTCAATTTGAACAACATTTTCCCACTTTATGTACTTGGGAAGTTCAAAGAACAGTTTTTATCGACTTATCCGAAGAATTTTGCAACTGGAGTTACTGAATCTACTGTAATTAAGAGAATTAAGGACTTTTATGCTTCAAAGGGGTCAACAAGGTCATTTCAGTTCGTCTTAAGGACACTTTTTGGCGTAGAATCGGAAGTTAGCTATCCAAGAGACAGAATATTCAAACCATCCGATGCATATTACACTTCTAGAGAGGTAATTCGTGCTGTAGCAGTCTCTGGTAACCCTTCTGAGCTAGTTGGGCAAGTATTGTACCAAGAAGCAGACCCAAATGACCCAAATGTTGATGCTGCACGTATATACGTCAAAGGTGTTGTAGAAGTCTTTACGGACAACACTATAATTTACGAAATTGACGTAGATACAAATAATGCACTAGGATCTTTTGTTACTCCATACAAAACTGTGCTTTCTTCAGATATTGGAAATCTTATTACTGATAATATTGTAACTGTTGACTCTACTTTGGGTTGGCCTGAAGAAAATGGCAGATTTAGAATAGAAGATGAAATTATAACCTATGCTAACAAAACTGTTAACCAATTTTTAGGTTGTACTCGTGGTAGAGAGAATACTTCCGTCCTAGCACATGATGCAGGTCAAGAAGTCTTTGCAGCATTCAAGATTTATGGTACAAGCAACGTAGATGGGTCTGAAATCCAGTTAAAAGTGTATGGTGGAACTAAAGGCATCATATTGAGAGATGGTGGTAAGTATTACACTCCTGATAGTAAGGTAAGCACCCCTAGTGCACCTGGTTTCGATAGTATTGACCCAATATGGGATAGTTTCATATACAACGTCAGAAAGGCACTCAGAGGTAGCACAGCGGTGTTATCAAGCGTTGAATCTGATGGTAGTGTTGTTTGTACAGTTACTACTAAAGAACAACATAGATTAAATCGTAATGACAGAATAAGAATTCTAAATGCGGACGAGGACATCTACAATAACGAACATGATGTCATAGGTATCGTAGATAACTTCCAATTCCAGTTTAAGTTTAGTAGTTCTCCTAAATTTGGTATTCCTGCACCAGGTCAAGCCGAAAAGGAGTTTTTCATTGCTAGAGAGTTTGCATTTGGTAGAAGTGACTATGCATCAATCAATACAGTCATCAAAGACTTTACTACAGACGTTCAGAACACATATAAGTCAGATACCCACGCTATTGTAGCATCTGTTGGTATTCCTTCTCATAAGATAGGACCTTTTGATATAGGTGACTTAGATCCTGGCAATCAAAGGTATTTGAAGCGTATTCCTCTTACACCAACTGTAAAAAGTACAAAAACTCCTACTCCTATTGGTCAAATAGGTATTGCTGCAAATGGAGTTCCATTTTATTCATATAAGGGAGAAAGTACCAAAAAATTTGGTGGTATTAAGACAATAACCAAAACTAACGGTGGTGTTGGTTATGATGTGCTCAATGCTCCTATAGTTGAGTTTGAACCCACTTATCAAAAAGGTGAAACCTACTCAATCTTCACTAGAGTCAAAGTTGACATTGGTGGTGGCGATTTCCGTAGATATAGAGCAACAGATACTGGTAGAGCTTCTCTTACAACAGAACCAACACATGTAAGCGGTATTGTGCAGCATGGAACTATTAACTGGGAATATGAAGGAGAAGCAGCAGCTGCAACAGTAACAGTTTCTGGATCAGTAACTAATATTAACGTTGATAATGGTGGTAGTGGATATGTAACAGAACCTATCGTTTCAATTGTAGGTGGTGGAGCTACTAGTAGCACACAGGCAACTGCAGTCGCTATTATCACTAATGGTGCTGTAACAGGTATTTCTGTGACTGCTGGTGGATCTGGATACACTAGCATCCCTACTGTTGCAATTACTGGTGGAGGTGGATTTGGTGCTACTGCCACTGCTGTTTGTAGAGGACCTATTGATACTATTAGTATTACCGATGCAGGATCTGAATATACTTACGAACCAACTATCAATCTAATTTCTGGTAATGGTGCTGTAGCATATCCATCTATATTAAACGGAAAGATTGAAAGTATCATTGTTACGTTTGGTGGTAGTGGATACTTTGGTGCACCTGACGTTATTATCACTGGAGACGGAGTTGGTGCTACTGCATTTGCTCAGGTGGACAGTAGTAGTAATATTGTTACTAATATTGTTGTTACAAACAAAGGTGCAGGTTATTCATCAGGTGCTACAAGTATTAGTATCGTATATCCTGGCTCAGGTGCAATATTTGAAACAAACTTAACAGAGCTAACATATAACGAAGCTGCAACCTATGAAGAACTAGGACTTCCATCAAATCAATTTACAAATAGAAAAACTACTGATATTGGTGGTGGAGGAATATTTAGAGGAGAGAATGATTTATTATATGGTGGAGAATATGCTTATCTTTATAACCCTAAGCAACTTAGGTTTATATTAAAAGATAATATTGATGATCAACTTGTAGAACTTAATCCTACCTCACACTCACCTATTATAGGTTGGGCATACGATGGCCACCCCATATATGGATGCTATGGATATGAGGATCCAGAAAACGTAAGTCCATATAACTCATATACATTGATGATTACCAGTTATAGATTGAAGCAGTCTAGAGATGCTCTTCTAAGCGGTATGACAGAACCTATGGGGACGTTTATTGACGATTATGAGTATGTGGAAGGTTTAGGTACTTTAGACCGTTATAATGGCAGATACTGCGTAACTCCAGAATATCCAAATGGAGTTTATGCATATTTCTGTACTATTAAGGGTGTTGCAGGTGAACCAGTATTTCCATACTTTATAGGTCCTAATTTCTACGGTGAAGCAGATCAAGTTAACTGGGATGGAAATGGAGTACAGAAGAACTTTACAGAAGATGCAACTAGGTACAAAGCACCATATATCGGTACTGATAACATTGTAGCGAAAAGAAAACCACTTGATAACAAAGTAGACTTCTATTTGGCACTAGAAGACACCACAACCTTGATTGTGATGGAGACTGGTGAGGTATTGACTTATCTTGAGGATGGTATTGGTTATTTCAGTTACTATCCAACAATTAGAGGTGGTACTGCAGATTCATTAGTTGTTTCGGCAACAAATAAGTATTCTTCTTCTAATATTGATCAATACCTTGTTGAGGGTGGTGGTAAGAACTATAAAGTTAATGATAGGCTCCTTTTTGACAACACAGGCACTGGTGGAGAAGGTGTTAGTGGTGTTGTCTCATCAATTACTGGTGAAGTTGTAAATTCACTTGCAAATTCTGTAGATGCACAAACAGATCTTTATACTACAACGATTTCAACCGCAGATAATCATTATTTGGTGGTAGGTGACCAAATTGTAGTAAGTATTGCAGATAATGCTTTTGAAAGAACAATAAAGACTAAAGTTATTAGCAGTAAGTACTATTTTGAGTATTTCTCCTTAACAAGTATGAAGTTGATAGCTCCATACGCAAATACTACTGCATTTGCTGGCGGAGACATCATTTATGTTGCAGATAGAGTATATAAAGCTGTAGCAACAGGAACTTCAGCTTCTACTGCTCCAACACATACTTCTGGCACTGCATCTGACGGTTCTATGTCTTGGAGATACTTAAGAAGACGTACGGATGGTAATTTGGTACAAAATGGTTGGAGTGTTAACTCACTGGGTACTAATTACGCAAATGGCACATATACTGATGTTCCAATAATTACTACCAATAACGGTGCTTCTGGAAAGGGCGGTAAGGCAACTATCGTCGTTTCAAGCAATTCTGTATCAACAGTAACAATTACAGACACTGGTACTGCATATAACATTGGTGATACCATTAGTGTAGACAATCTTAACATAGGAAATGGAGCTGGCGGTACTGGGTTCCTACTTACACTTACACAAGTCGAAATAGAGGCCGAATGCCATTGTGACAAGGCACATCAACTTGGAATTGGTGATACAGTCAATATTTCGGGAATTGTTCCAACTGAATGGAATAAAACTGATTATAGCGTTATTAGAACCGAAACTCTTCGTAGATTTACGGTAAAACGTAATTTTGCAACTATTGCAGCTGCAAATGTCGGAAGTAGCGAAGTTTACGTCAAAGAACCAAAATTACAACTTATTACGGGTCATAGTTACAAATTTACGACTGAAGATGCTTCTAATGCAGGAAAACTTCTTGCATTCACTTTTGATCCTTCAAATACCGATATTTTCACTTATAAGAATGTTACAGAAGAAATAATTCCAGTAAGTGACAATGAGCAAGATTCAATCACAATATTGATCAAAGATTTGCCTGGCATCTTCTATTACTTCGATCTTCAAGGAAATATCACTGGAAGTTACTTTACTGTTATTAATGACCCTGTTACGGGTACAAATATTGTTACTTCTAAAACAGACAATACATTTACGTATTCTACTGCTCTAGAACCAGAAAGTGCATATACAGTTGCTAATGGTGTATCATTTAATACAAATTCAATATATCCTTCTGGTGGAGTTGCAAGTGTCTCTATTGGTGATCCTGGCCGAAACTATTCCTCATTGCCATCATTAAGCGGATCTACTAGATCTGGTTCTGGTGCAACTGCTGTTGCAACCATTTCTGGTTTCTTATCTGGTACTTCTATTACTAATCAAGGTAGTGGGTATAATAACGCTGTTCTACCCGCAGCTAGGGTAACATTACCTGATTATGTTGATTTGAGTATTACTAACGTATTTGGATCATTTGTTAAGGATGAAATTGTTATATCAGACCCACTAATAGGAAACTCTACTGCAAGAGGTCAAGTTATTTCTTGGGATCCAACAACTTCAATACTAAGAATTAAACCTCTACAGAATACTAAGACAGGTGCAGGTCAATTTGGTTATATTATGTTCGTCGATACTGACACTGTTTATAGTGGAGATTCACAAGCAACAATCAGTTCTATAAGTGGCACACAGGCAGTAGTTACTGCTGTTGTATCTGGTGGTGGTAAGTTAACTGAAATGAATGTTACAAATCCAGGCTCTAATTATAGGTCAGCTCCTTCTATTATTCTAGGAGATCCTTATTATGGATCAATTACTACTGATAGTACAGGTGTATCATTAACGACACAATCTAGTGGCAATTATGGAGCAGGCCAGACTTATACTGACGTACCAGCTGCAAGTGTGTCACCCGTTGGTGGTACTGGTGCTAAGTTTACTGTTGTCACTGATGGTTCGGGAAATATTGCCAGTCTAGTATGCACCGATGGTGGTAGTACATATGCATTAACTAATGTTATTACTATAGCAGGTGATCAGTTAGGTGGTGCTACACCTGCAAATGATGCTACCGTGACAGTTACCGCACTGTCACATGCTGATAGGGCAACTGTTGCAACTTTACTTAATGCGTCCGTAGATACTATCACTATCACCAATACTGGATCAGGATACTTATCAGCCCCAGATGTTACTGTTAGTGGTGGTAATGGTATCAATGCTAAGTTCAATGCTTCTATTCAGAATCAAGGTGTTTCTGCTATTAATATAGAAGATGGTGGAGTACAATATCAAAGTGTACCTGTTGTTACAATTACTCAGTCAACTGGATCTGGTGCTTCAGTATTACTTAAGTCATCTGATCTTGGTAGAATATTAAAAGTAAGTGGTGATAATATTACTTACAACTACAGTCACGATAAAACTTTAAAACCATCTTTAAACACTACCTTTAATTTACAACTTACTAGAACTCAAGTTATTGATTATCTTGATGTTATTGATGGTGGTTCAAATTTTGTTGCAGTACCTGAGATTGTTCTAACTGGTGGTCAAGGATCTCAATTTAGTTTATTACCTAAGATTGAGAACGAAGTTATACAATCTGTTTCTGTAATTAGTGCAGGTAGAGGATTTACCTCTGCACCAACAGTAACTGCAAAAGTTACTCATACATGGGTTGGGTTAAAATCTAATAGTACATTAAACTTCCCATATAATACGAAGATACCAACAGGTACAAAAGTAATTCTTAGAGCTAACAATGGAGTATTCCCTTCACCATTAATTGCTGGCACAACTTATTATGCGATTGCAAGAACCACTGCTAATGGATTGGCAGATAACCAGATTAGACTTGCTACAAGTCTTGCAAATGCAAACCTTGGAACTTTCATCACATTTACATCCGATCCTATTGGTGATGCTAATGGAATAACTTATTTTACATTAGAAACGACAGATCTTGGTGATAATATCATTGCATACATGAGACCTGCTACTTTCTCACCAGGCGAGAGGATTTATCAAGGTTCATCTCCAACATCATACACAGCCTATGGATTTGTTAAAGGTTGGGATGCTTCTGGACGTGTTGTTAGTGCAGAGATCGTTGAAGGTGAATTTAAAGTAGGTGAACCTGTATTTGGTGAAGAAACTGCAGCATTTGGTCAGATCCATGAGTTTAGTAAAGCAGATGCAGTATTTGAAGTATCAGCCATAAGTGATTCTGCAAAAACATGGGAACGCACTACTGGTTTCTTAGATCTTAATGAACAGAGAGTATATGACAGTAATAGGTTCCAAGAATTCTCATATGATATATCATCTTCTATCAATATAAGTGATTGGCAAAATCCACTTAAGTTTGCTGCTCATCCTGCAGGCTTTAAAGTTGTTGGTACACAAGTATTAACTCAAACAGTATCTAAGACCTATAGACAACTACCAGTTATTAACGATGCATCTACTGACACTTATGCTTGGTTCCAATCACCAACTAATACTGGTAATGATACATTTAATGGTACAACATTTATTACTCCAAAACCATCTGCTAAAGCAACTGGTAAATTATCAACCATTAATAACTTTGCACTAGGTAAACCAGACTATACTGCAGTTGTTCCTACAGAAGTTCAAATATTTGGTAGACAATTATTAGATATACAAAAGATCTTATCTTGCGTCTCATATAAGATTGATGATATTACAGATAACACAATAAACTTTGATGGATCATCAACTAGCGTGGTAGATACGACAACTAATCGTATTACTCTCACAGGACATCCATATGTAGATAATCAACGTGTAACTTATAATGCTGGTGGTGATAGATTCCAAGATGCTAGAAATTTAATTATCAACAACATAGATTATATTGTTGAAGAGACAATAGGGGCTTTAAATGCTTCATATCCAAGTTTAACTTACAACTCAGCAACCTGTGCTAGAGATACAAGACTAGTTGTTGCAGCATGGACTAATGATCTAAGATATGATGGTAACTTCTTCAGTGTTACAGCAGCAGAATATTATGTTGGTGGAGTTGTATTGTTAAGTAATGCACATGGTGATGCTAGACAGTTACTTTTAGATAATAAGAACTTTATTGCTAATGAAGTAGTTGAACAAATGCTTGCTGATCCTACAGTCGGTGTTCCTGGTGGATATGCTGGCGTTCCTGGCGGTAATCAAAACTGTATTGATGATATTGTTGATGTTATCGAGGCTGTTGCTTATAACCTAGCATACGGTGGTAACAGTGAGGTATATGATGCTGCAAATTACTATGTAAATACAGTTCATCTAGATGGTGAAGAAACACAATCAATATGGGCGTTCAACAAAGCAAAAGAATTTGCTCGTAAGGTCATTGTTAATGAAGCTATTGCTATTCAAGGATCTCACGGTCTAACTCAGACGATTGATACTACTATTACACTCAATCTTGCTACATGTGCTCCTATTCAGTCAGCACAAGATGTATTGTTTGATATTGTCACTACTGCTATTAGTTCTGATAGTCTTTCAACTGTAACTAGATCTAATCCTGCAAATCATATACAACATATTGGTGGTGAGGAGACAGAGACTATATTTGCATACAATAAAGCAAGAGATCTTTGTTTATTAGCAGTCACGAATGATTTACCAATTGGCACATATACAACAAAAGCACCTACAACTGATTTAAGCATTACAAACGATCCTGGTGGTTGTGCTGACGTTAAGAGTGCTATTACTACTTTTGCAAAAATTATAACTGATGCTATTGACAATCCATCAACACTACCCGACAAGAGTATTGGTAATTATCCAAATACAAGAACTGGAACTGCTATTGGTGGATTGACTAGTGGTAACAATTATTTTATCAAATATGTTGATGCAAATACTATAGAGTTGAGAGAAAGTTCTGGTGGAGCTGCAATCAACTTCAGTAGTATTGGAACTGGTGTGGGTCATGGATTTAGGCTTTATCAGGATGGAGTCAATACACAGTTCAAGATAAGAACTGGTGGTATTGATATTGGCACAAAAATTGGTAAGACTGCTGAGTCTAAACAGATGTTTGTTATAGTTAATGGTATTGCACAAAATCCTGCAAACTATACCTTTGCAAATAATATTATAACATTCAAGCATCCTTTACTTGTAGGATCTTCAGTTCTTGCGATGTATTATGATCGTGCATCATATACCTCTAGTTTCCAATTAGATACCATTGGTGATGAGATTAAAACCTTTGACACTGCTAATGGTCTAACACCTGGCTCACAGTATACAAATGGCGTATACAATAATATTATACTGAAAAATAGACTTGGATCTGGATCTGGTGCAACAGCTAATATTACAGTTACAAATAACAGTGTATCTAATGTTGTATTAAATCAAGCAGGTAACGGATATACTCCTAATGACTTCCTTGGATTATCTGAAGTTGGATCTCAGTTGACTAATAATTATGTTCCTTCTACAGCAACATACAATCCTAGCACAGGTGACTTAGAACTTACTATTGGTAATCATACTTTAACAACCAATGATAAGATTAGAATTGCTAATAATTCTCTAACATTCAGCTGCTCTTATGGTAGTGGTGGAACTGCATCATATCCACGTGCTACAGATCCAATCGGAAATCTATTTGATGTTCCTATTGATGCTGTAAGTGCAACTACTATCACAGTTAATGCTCTACAAGGTACATCGCCTACTAACACTGATGCCCATACATGGCAAGGGTTATCAACATACCAATTCCAACCTACAAAGGTCAAGTATTATCCTGCAACAGGTGACATGACATTGACTGTTGCAAGTCATGGTATGATCAAAGGTGATAGAGTTTTAATTGACACTGATTCATTAACATTTACTTGTTCTAAAGATAACAATTCTACAAACCATACTTACCCTCGTGCTTCAGATCCTGCAGGTGGTTCTTGGTTGACTATTGATAAGGTAACTACAAACTCATTTACAGTTAATGTTGGTAAAAATGAAAGGTTCAGCTTTACACCTACAAACTCTACATATACTGCTAGTACAGGTGTACTAACACTAACCCTAGGTAACCATAACTTACTAGGTGCGGTTTCTCATACTGCAACTGGTGCGGTTTATACACCTACAGATGGTAAGGTAGTAATAACCGTAAATGGTCATGGAATGTCTAATGGTGATCTAGTTCTCATAGAAGATGATTCATTGTCATTTGACTGTACTCATGGCTCAGGCACTAAAACATATCCTAGATCTACTGACCCAATTAGCGGTAAGTTTATAGAGATCTTTGATGTAACAAATAATACATTTACTATACAATGTTTAGAGACTATTCCATCAACTAATACTACAACACATACTTTCGTATCTGCTGTAGCAAATGGTATTAAACAAGCACAAGATGTTATTACAATCAAGGAAAATGGATTAGTCTTTACATGTGAAATGGATGCTAGAGCAACTAAGCATTCTTACCCAAGATCTACTGATCCTGCAAACGGTGCACCATTAGGCATATACTCCGTTACGAGCGACACAGTAACCACTTTTGTAGGTAAGTCTCCTTTAGTGACTAAGACCCCTACAAACGCCATATACGATCCATCTAACGGTGAAATGGAATTGGTTATTGGATCACATGATTTCTATGCTGGCCAGACAATTAAACTTGCTGATGGAGCAGTTTCATTCACTTGCAATAGAGATAATTATAGAACTGTTCACAGTTATCCACGTACTACATTTACTGGACATGAACTAACAACAGTATCCTATAATCCTAATAATGGGGTTATGACAGTTACTGCACCGTCACATGGTTTCTCAAATAATGATTGGGTCAAATTCAAGCCTGAATCATTAGGAATGACTTGCAGTGAAGATGCTTACACTTCTACAAAACTGTATCCACGCACTACAGATTTTGCCTATGATAGATGGTTAAAGGTATCAAATGTTACAACTAATACATTCGATGTCACTGTTCTTGATGTTATACCTTCAACTAATATTGCTAACCATACATTTGTATCTGCACCTAAGATAACTCCATCCACAGCTGCATACAATGCAACTACAGGTATAATGTCAATCACTGACCAGAAGTATACTGTTAATACAGGTACTACCTATGATCCACAGTCAGGATTGTTAGTGATGAATATTGGTGCACATAATCTTACTACAAGTAATAAAATTAGAATTGTACCAGATTCATTAACCTTCACATGTATTCTTGATGGCAATACTGCACAGAAGACATATCCTCGTGCTAGTGGTACTGGTGTCAATGCTGGCGTTGCCGATTATGCATATCAAAGAAATCTACCAATTGCTGCGGTTACAGCAAACACTATCACTGTAAATGTAAACAATAATGGTCAACCTATATCAGACTTGTCTGCACATACGTTCATATCTTCTACAACTGACTGTATTGAAGTTTGTCATGGATTGAATAATGGTGATTTTGTCAAGATTAAAGATAACTCACTAGCATTTAACTGTACTCAAGGAGTTGGTACTAAGACATATCCAAGGCCAGCAGTGAGAACTCTGACTGCTAGTAACGCTACTGCATATGCGGATATACAGTCTGCAACTTATGATGCTGCAACTGGACTTGCTGTATTAACCTTTAGTTCATCTCCAACTTGGGCAACAGTTCCTACTCAACATCAGGTAACTAATGCAGTATATGTGCCATCAACAGGTATCATGACATTGACTATTGCAAATCATGGATTTACAGAATTAGAGTTGATTAAAATTGACGACGATGCTTTAACATTCAAATGTGACGAGGACGGTCAAGCAAGTGACCACACATATCCTCGTTCCACAGATCCTATCAGTGGTAAATGGATAGAAATATTTAATGTAACAAATGATACATTTGATATACAAGTTCTTGATATCATTCCATCTACTAATGTAACAAATCACGTATTCCAGTCAGCAACTGCAACAGGTTTAAGTCATGCAGAAAGAATGGTTAGATTGAGACCTAACTCAATGAGATTTACTTGTGCAATGGATGGCAATACTGCTACTAAGACATATCCAAGAGCAAAAGATCCATACTTCGGTAAGAACATGGCTGTCACAGCACAATCAGGTTCTACTGCAACAATATACGTTGGTAAATCTCCTATCGTAAATCATACTGCTACAGATGGTACATATGATCCTGGCACTGGTGCTCTTATAATAGAAATAGGTGCACATAACTTGACTGTTGGTACAACTGTTAAACTTGCAAATAATGGATTTACATTCCAGTGTGCTACAGACAGTTATGGAACTGACCACACATATCCTCGTGCAACTGCTGGTGATGGTAATCCAGATCCTGCATACGATACTGCTGTAACAATATTAGCGGTAACTGATACCACAATTACATTGAATGTTGGTATATCTCAAGATTTATCAACTCATAGATGGAAGCCTGGTTTCGTTGCTACTAATGCTATACAAAGTGGTGGTGGATATGCACATACTTGGACTGGAGGTGCATCAACTTTCGCTCTAATGATATCTGAACCAAACAAATCTAACTCAACTGGAACTCACTATTATCCAGAGACAGGTATTTTACATATTACTACAAACATTGCTCATGGAATGAGAGAGAATGATTACGTTAAACTTGCAGATAACTCTATAACATTTGCATGTGCTCAAGATAACTATCAGACCAATCATTCATATCCACGTTCTACTGATTATGCTAGTGGTAAGTGGTTGAAGATATTCAATGTGACTGCATACGAATTTGATGTTAAGATTTTAGATAGCGTTCCATCAACTAATGTATCCACTCATTTATTTGTATCTGCGACTAATGATGGTATTACACATAAAGATCCTGCAAGTGGTAACTTTATTGAAGTATCAAATGTTACACATAACACATTTGACGTACAGGTATTAACTAAAACACCTTCTACAAATACAACAACTCATACATTTGTTAACGCTGATACTGATGCAGTTTATGTTGCTCCATTCTTTAAGAAGAAAGATCCATTCTATGATACTGCATTAGAGATTATTTCTACATCTCCTGATTCAATTACAGTTGATGTTCTGACTACTGAACAATCAACTAGTGTGTATAAACATAAGTTCCAATCTGCACTTTCCAACTCTGTAATCACGGGTGGTAATTATACTCATAAGTTTAATTCTGCTGATGCAGGTTGCGTTAAGACGGGAGACAGACATACATTTGTTTCTGCTGGCTCTAACTCAGTTACAAGAGCAATCGTATCTCATGGTTATCACAAGTATGATAAGGGTGCTGATGCTGCATCATTGATTAGAAAAAATCTTAACTTTATCGCAACTACTGCCTATGGTAGAATGCAAGCAAACAATCCACTCTTCTCTACTGTATATCAAACTAAGTGTCTTCGTGATACTAGACTTCTTACTGATGCTGTAGCTGACAACGTTGAGTTTGGTGGTAATGATGCAACTTATGATGCTGCTAAGTTCTATGTTGGATCTAATCACTTGACTGGTGAGGAAGATGAGTCAGTACAGGTATTCAATCATGCCAGAGATATATGTAATCAAATCATGCGTAACATTACAGTTACCACAAACGCTGGCACTAAGGGCAAACAGATCAAGGATCTTACTATTACTAATGATAGTGGAAACAATGTCTATGACACAAATGACTGCACAGATATTGCATCTACTATAACAACACTATGGGCTATCGTTACTACTGCTGTTGGTACGACTGCAGGTGGATCTGGTAATCTTAATAGTGTCACAAGAACTGTATCTACGTCACCTGATTTCCAAATCAAGGTAGGTAGCGTAACCTTTGATGGAGTTGATACAGCATTTACTACACAATCTGGCGGTAGTACACAGGTACTACCTGCATCTGATAACTTCTTGATATTCTTGAATGGTACATTCCAGATCAAAGGAACTACAGATGCATACACATATACTGGTAGTACAATAACATTTACTGAACCACCCTTACCTGGCATGGACTTCTATGGGTACTATTTTGGTAAGTTAGTGTTACTAGATGATCTATCTCCTTACTTTGATAGTAGTAGAACAACATTTGTTATGAGGAATGAGAACGAACCATTCTCTCTAGAGAGTGATAACGAGGCTGTCAATCCTTCAAATAACTTATTAATATTCCTCAATGGTATATTCCAAGAACCTGGCGTTGCATATACATTGAGAGGATCAGTTATTGAATTTAGTGAAGCTCCAAGAGCAGCGTCTCAATGTGTTATGTTTATCTTTACTGGAGGTCCTAACGATATTCTAGTTGCAAATACATTCAACTCTATTGATGCTAATGATAAAATGCAAATCGTCAGTGAGGGTTCTGATCGTAGAATTGCAACTGTTTCAAGTTCTAGTTCTGTTGATACATATGAATACACTGGTTTGAGGCCGACTGTTGCTGAGTTCCAAGCTGTTGTTACAGGTGGTGCAGTGACACAGGTTAATATTACCAATGTAGGTTCTAACTATGAAAATCCTCCAGTCCTCATCTTTACAGGTGGAGGTGGAGTTGGGGCTAGTGCACAAACAACTATTGAAGAAGGCAGTGGTAAAGTTCTATCTGTTACCAACTTAAAGGGTGGTAGTGGATACACAAGTGCTCCAACAGTTATTGCAGCACATCCAATACATCTTGAAAGATTTGAGAGAAACAGAATTGTTTCTGACTCTAATTTACTTGGGGTTACTTATCTTACATCATCTATCAATGCTTCTGATACTACATTGAACTTAAGAAACGTTTGGTACAATGTTTCTCAGAAGTATGGTTTCGCAGATGAAGGTGAAGTTCTTATTCCTTATTATAATCCTAATACTGATAGTTCTGGTAATGTAATAGGATGGAGAAATGAGAGAATTCTGTTTGGTGCAAAAGATACCGTTAATAATACTCTAACTGTTGCAACAGGAGGTAGAGGATTTATGGGTACAACTGCTTATGCACATAATGTAATTACTGGAACTTATACAGTCAGTCAGAGTTCTAGGATTGTGACCGTTACAACTTCTAGTGATCATAATATGCAAACAGGTGAGAATAGAATATTCTTAGATTTCAGTTCTGGAACTAATATAAATCAATCAGATGCAGTTAACTACATTACCTATATTCCACCAGACGGAGTATATGATATAACTAGGACTGGGAATACATCTTTCACAATTGAAATTCCAAATGAGTTGCGTAGAGTCAATCCTGCAAACGGAGGATTATTAGACGTAGGTTATCCTGGCACAATTACTGGAAACGTCTCGCTTCTTCCAGAAGTTCGTCTGAGATCATTATAAATAACAACAAAAGCTTAATGGCATGGCATTAGTTACTGATAAATTTAGAATATACGCTGCTGAAAGCTTTAGAGACACTCTACAGGCCACCAATAAGGTGTACATGTTTGTAGGTAGATCTAAATCTTGGGGTAGTACAGATGTACCACCTTCAGGTGAGCCTATTGATAGTTTTGAGTACGCACGTGGTGTGTATGCTGATTCCGTGGGCTTTAAGAGAGTTGATATTTCTGATACAGCATTGGTAGTTCCTAGGGTCGATTGGATTGATCCTACAAAAACAACTGGTGGAGTTGGACGTACATATTCAATGTATAAACCTGATTATTCTCCTACTAAGACTACTGCAAATGGTGCGTCTAGATTATATGACAGTAACTTCTATGTGATGAACTCAGACTTTAACGTCTATAAGTGTCTTTATAATGGTCAGTCCCCAGACTTCCCAAGAGGTAGACCCTCTTTGGTAGAACCTACTGGTACATCAACAACTATTATCGAAACATCAGATAGTCCTGGCGTATATTCTTATAGATGGAAATATATGTACACTATTGATGCTGATAATATTCTAAAGTTTGTTACCTCTGAGTTTATCCCAGTTATTTCTAATTCATTAGTTAAGGCTGCAGCAAACTCTGGTTCAGTTGATACTGTGGTTATTGAGAATGCTGGTTCTGGATACAACAATAAAGATTATACCAATGTTCCTATTAGAGGAGATTGGGAAATTAATGGTGGTACTCAGGCTTTCTGTACAGTAAAAGTAGAATCATCTAAGATTACTTCAGTGACAATTACGTCTGCAGGATCTGGATATAGTTTTGCTTCTATTGATGTTGCTTTAATTCCTGGCATAGGTAGTGGATTGAATGCGTCTCTTGACGTTGTACTTCCACCAAACTTAGGTCATGGTGCTGATGTTGTAAGAGAATTTGGTTCTTATCGTTTAATGTTTGCTAGTAAGTTAGAAACTACTAGTGCATTTGTAGATTTTCCAAATGACTTGTCTTACAGAAGGGTTGGTCTTGTACTTAACCCATTCGACTACAATACTACAACAGTGTGTAGTCAAAATACTAGATCTGCTGTGAAAGCAATAATCTTTCCTCAGTCTGGTACTGGATCTCCTACTGGTAACTTTTCACCAGGTGAAAGTATAACACAAGCAACAACAAACGCAAAAGGATTTGTAGTTTCATATGACTCTACAACTAAAGTTTTGAAATATTATCAGAATTCTGAAGATGGTACTGTGAATGGTAATGTAATTTCATTTTCTGGTGCAAACCAGATAACAGGTAATGTTACTGGATTTGTAGCTACTCCTGATACAAATTTTGGAACATCTGCTGTTCCACTAGCACAGATAACAATTGGTGTTTCTGTGTATGAGTTGGGTCTTTCATTCGTTGCAGGATATGCTAATGAAGAGATTGATTTAAACTCTGGTGAAATCCTTTATGTTGATAACAGGATCCCAATCACACGATCTGCGGATCAAAACGAAGAGCTCAAAGTAGTAATTGAATTCTAAATGGCACAGAATACGAACCTGAATATAGCTCCTTACTTCGACGACTTCGATGATAGTAAGGGCTTCCTAAAAGTACTTTTCAAACCTGGCTATCCAGTACAGGCTAGGGAACTTACTACGCTTCAGAGCTTATTACAAAATCAAATTGACACATTTGGTCAAGGTGTGTATAAAGAAGGTGCCATGGTAATTCCTGGTGGTACTACTCTTAACAAGAAAGTTCCTTGTGTCATAATTCAAAATACTTATCTTAATCTTGATGTAGAAAACTATAGAACTGCACTTGATGGTCAGATCATTAAGGGATCTACTTCTGGTGTTCGTGCTCGTATTCTATTTTCTATTAGTGCTACTACATCAACAAGAAACAATATTTCATTTTACATAAACTATATTCAGAAAGCTGACGATAATATTACTACTACATTCACTGATGGTGAGACATTTACCTGTGAAAGTGATATTACTTACGCTTCTACAACTATTACAGCTGGAACACCTCTTGCACAACTCTTAAATTCTAATGCAAATGCACAAGGATCAACTGCTAACGTTGGTGCTGGTGTTTATTATGTTAGAGGATACTTTGCTAATGTAGCCGAACAGACTATTATATTAGACCAATACGAGACTAATCCATCATACAAGGTAGGATTGAAGGTAGAAGAAAGGATAATAACTGCTGATGAGGACGCAACGTTATATGATAATGCTATAGGAAGCACAAACTTCTCAGCACCAGGTGCAGATAGGTTTAAGATTACACTAACATTAGTTAAAAAATTACTTAC